CTACTAGTAATAGATGGAGTGGTCATAAAGACGATGTTCCAAAAAGCACTCAATTAGCAATTAAGATACAAGAATTACTTGGTAAAGATAAAGTAACGTTAATTGATGTAACCAAGTTAAACATATTTCCGTGTGAGGGTAACGTATCGTCTAAATGGGGAAATCATTGTGGCACCAAAGATTCATCATTAAAAGATAAAGAAAAAAATCCCACAGGTCAACATCGTTGTTGGGCTAGTATAAATAACAAAAATGATGAATTATGGAAAATAAGTAAAGAACTATTTGAAAGTGATGCCGTTTTATTTTTTGCTAGTGTAAGATGGGGTCAAACCAATGGTTATTATCAAAAATTAATCGAAAGATTGACTTGGATTGAGAACCGACATTCTACTTTAGGTGAAAGTAATATAGTAAAAGATATAGAATCAGGATTTATTGCTACTGGTCAAAATTGGAATGGTAAAGATGTTACACAAACACAAAAAGAAGTACTTCAGTTTTTTGGATTCAAAACACCAGACCAATTATTTTGGAATTGGCAATTTACTAATAATAGTCTAGATGAAACTAAAAGTTCTTACAAAAAAGCAATTCCTGTATTTGATAAAACATTTTTAAAAACATATGATAAAGCTGAATAATATTTTGAATGAAGTAATACAAGAAGGTGGTGCCGGAGGTCATATGGCACATCCATTTGATTTTGTGAATACAGGCGCTAAATTAGTTGATGTATTTGTAAAGTCAATTGAATCACTCAAACGAGGTGGTGGTAGTGTTAAAATTGACGGCGTAAATGCCAGTATTCGACTTGCGAACGGACAATTTGTAATGGATCGTGGTAGTGCAAAGCCACTTGATATTAAAGGAATGAGACCAGAAGACTTGGCTACTAGATTTGAGGCAGGTCACGGATTCATTACTATTGGCAGCAAGGTTATCAATATTTTTGATGAAGCTATTCCCACTACAAAGACTGAACTGAATAAATTGGGACTGTTGGATAATCCTAACATATTGTTTAATATTGAATATGTAGAAGGGCAAACAAATGTTTTGGGATATAGTGAAATTGGTAACTTTCTAGCTATTCACGGATTAAAAGAAATCAAACCAAAAACATTTGGTAAAGATGGTAGTATTAAATCAAGAGTAGCTACCGAAATTCCATATGATAAAGCTGCAATGCAGTCTTATATTAATAAGTTAAATAAGATTGCTGTAAAGCATGGTTTTAAAGTTTTGGGTAGTGTTGATACCACTTTCAAATCAGAACCAAAGATAGCTAATGTTTTGATTCGTCCTATTACATTGTATCCAAATGGTAAAGCTGTAACCAAATCCTTGAAAGATTGGTTAAAAGGATTAACTTTTAAAACGCCACTTATCACCCGTGAACAATTTTTAAAAGCAGTAGATAGTAAAAATATTAGTCAAGATTTTCCAGATCAAGACATAAATAAAATAGTTAATGACACAATTGTTTATTTAGCTACAATTAAATTGGGAGACGAAGTGTTAAAGAACGCTACAAGCGAGATTGGAGATTTGGATAAACACGAAGGAATTGTAGTTAGAGACCCAAATATTTACATCGATCCATTTAAAATTACAGGAAGTTTTATTATAAAAGGTCTCGGCAGTAAGTTTAAGAAATAAATTAAATACGTATTTGTTATGAAAAAAGCATCAGGTAAAAGTAATCTGGGTATTGTCAAAGATTACCTAGAAGGTAATCGTCCATTCGTACAAGTTGGTTATGATGCCAATTTGGAGAATAATAAACGCAAAGAAGGTGAAGAATGGGAGGATGGACAAGGTAGAAAATGGGTTTGGAAAAATGGAAGCAAACGAAGAGTTCCAAAGCGTGCTACTATTATCAACGAACAACGTTGTAAAAAGTGTAATATGGATGTTCGTTGGGGCAATTATTTGGATGATAGAGTTTGGCCAAAGACTGGATATTGTTATGATTGTTTTACAAATTTTCAGACTGAGTTGAAATTAATGGGGATGTTTGAAGTTTACAATGAACTACAAGATCTTAAAAATGAGCGTGGTATATTAGAAGACTATAAGAAAAAGTTTGAAGAAAGTAAAAAGTTTTGTGAGGAAAATAAAGATAAACCTGTTGAGTTCTTGGAGGAAGACGGATCATTTGAAAAGTGGGACGGAAACATAGATTACAACAAAATATTGGAAGATCTAATAAAAGATATAGATGTCATCGATAAACGTTTAGACGAACTCAATGTCAAAATAAAAGAATACGAAGAGAAATATGAGTCAGCCAAATCTAAGAGAAATAATAAAGCAAGAGTATAAGAAGTGTATTGAGGATCCAATATACTTTATGAAAAAGTATGTTAAGATCCAACATCCTATTCGTGGTACTTGTAACTTTGAATTGTTTCCTTTTCAAGAGACAACTCTATCAGACTTCGTAGATAATAGTCTTAATATTGTATTAAAAAGTCGTCAGATGGGTATTAGTACTCTTACAGCAGCTTATAGTTTGTGGTTAATGACATTCCATAACGATAAGAATATTCTTTGTATTAGTATTACTCAAGAAACCGCAAAAGAAATCGTTACCAAAGTTAGATTTGCTAATGATAACTTGCCATCTTGGTTAAAAGTTCCCTGTGTAGAAGACAATCGTCTTTCATTACGTCTAAAAAATGGATCGCAAATCAAAGCAGTATCATCTGCTGGTACCGCTGGTCGATCATCCGCACTATCTTTACTAATCATTGACGAAGCTGCATTTATCGACGGTATTGAAGAAATTTGGTTGTCATCACAATATACACTGTCTACTGGTGGTAGAGCTATTATATTAAGTACACCAAATGGTGTTGGTAATTTCTTCCATAAAACGTGGGTAGAAGCTGAAGAAGGTAAGAACAACTTTAAAACAATACGATTACCATGGCATCTACATCCAGAAAGAGATCAAGCTTGGAGAGATAAACAAACGGAATTGTCAGGTGTAAAAGGTGCAGCGCAAGAATGTGATTGTGATTTTAGTACATCTGGTAATCAAGTTGTGAGTGTTGATATTTTAGAGTTTTATAAACAAACTTATATTAAAGATCCAATTGAAAAACGCGGTAACAATCAAGATTTTTGGATATGGGATTATCCCAATTATAGTAAAAATTATATATTGACGGCTGACTGTGCGAGAGGAGATGGAGCAGATTATAGCGCATTTCATATCTTTGACATAGAAACATTGGAACAAGTTGCGGAATATAAAGGACAATTAACTACCAAGGATTATGGAAACTTGTTGGTAAGTGTTGCAACTGAATATAATAATGCGTTATTAGTCGTGGAAAACAATAACGTTGGTTGGGCTACACTTCAACAAATTATAGATAGAGATTATCAGAATACATTTTATAGTGCAGCTGATTTAACTGTTATAGATGTGGAAAAAACATATACCAATAAATTAAATTCAGCGGACAAAAAATTAGTGGCCGGATTTACAACCACTAGTAAAAATAGACCATTAATCATTAGTAAATTAGAAAACTTTTTTAGAGAAAAAGGTGTTATAATCAAGTCTAAAAGACTTTATGAGGAATTGAATGTGTTTATATGGAATGGAGCTAAAGCTGAGGCTATGAAGGGATATAATGATGATTTAGTTATGTCACTAGGCATTGGATTGTGGATTCGTGAAACAGCTTTAAAACTTAGAAACGAACAAATAGCTTATAATAAAGCAATGGTTTCTAAAATATCAAAAGTAACAAGTCAAATAACAGTGCCAAAACAAGTAAGCACTGTACCTGATCATCAAAAGACGATGGAATTTACTGTAAATGACAAAAAAGAAAGTTTAACTTGGTTGTTGTAAATACTTATATACTAGAATAATATGGCAGATAAATCTTTTCAAGAATTACGCAATCGTTCATTATTTGCACGTTTGAAACGTTTGTTTTCAAATGATGTAATTGTTCGTAATATTGGTGGTAAAAAATTAAAAGTAATTGATACTGACGAAATTCAGTATGCTACAGATCGTAATAGTTTAAGAGATCGTTTTAATAGATTACGTACAACTTCATATAATCAATACACAAGAGATTTCAATTTATCATATCAAAGTAGTCGTGTAGAACTATTTCGTGATTATGATACAATGGATATGGATCCAATTCTAGCATCCGCATTGGATATCTATGCAGATGAATGTACAACTAGAAATGAAATGGGTGAAGTAATTCATATCAAATCATCCAACGATGAAATCAAGCAAATTCTACACAATTTGTTTTATGACATTTTAAACATCGAATTCAATCTTTGGAGTTGGACTCGTTGTATGGTCAAATACGGAGATTTTTATTTACGTTTACATATTAGCCCTGAATATGGTGTTTATTTGGTAGAGCCATTGAGCACTTATTATGTAACCCGTGTAGAAAACGCACATTTATCAAATAAGAATTTTGTTAAGTTCCAAGTCAACCTTCCATATGGTAATAAACTAGAAGAACTAGAAAATTATCAAATTGCACATTTTCGTTTGTTGAGTGATAGTAACTTTTTGCCATACGGAAAAAGTTCTTTAGAAGGTGCTCGTCGCGTATGGAAACAATTGAGTTTGATGGAAGACGCAATGTTAATTCATCGTATTATGCGTGCTCCTGAAAAACGTATTTTCAAGGTTGACATCGGTAATATTCCTCCAAATGAAGTTGATAACCATATGCAACGCATTATGGATCAAATGAAAAAAGTACCATATTTGGATCAACAAACAGGCGACTACAATTTAAGATTCAATTTGCAGAACATGGTAGAAGACTTTTTCTTGCCAGTTCGTGGTAGTGATAGTGGTACAAGTATCGAAAACTTGTCTGGTCTAGAATGGACAGGTACTGATGATATTGAATATCTTCGTAACAAAATGATGGCAGCGCTTAAGATTCCCAAAGCATTTTTAGGTTATGATGAAAGTCTAAGCGGTAAAGCTACATTGGCAGCTGAAGATATACGTTTTGCTAGAACTGTTCAACGTATTCAACGTATTATTGTAAGTGAGTTAAATAAGATTGCGGTTATTCATTTATATTCACAAGGATATAGAGATGAATCGTTGGTCGATTTTACATTGGAATTGACCAATCCATCTACTATCTTTGAAAAAGAAAAGATCGACGTATATAAAAGCAAAGTCGAACTATCCAAAGATATGCAAGAACAAAAAGTATTTTCTAAGAAGTGGATCTATGAAAATATTTTTGGTTTATCAGATCAAGATATGATTGAGTTGCAAAAACAACTTATCGATGATGCTAAAGGTACATATAGATTTAAACAAATCGAAGAAGAAGGCAATGATCCAGCATTATCATTCTTAAACAAGGACGATAAAGAAGGAGCCGGTGGATCCGGTGGTGGGCCAGGTGGTGAACCAGGCGGCGCCGAGCCAGCTGGCGGTGAGCCAGGTGCAGAAAAACCAAGTGGAGGCGAGCCAAAAGGTGGTGAAACTGGTGGAGAAAAATCAACACCTCCAAAATTAGCAGAACGCGATCAAACTGGTAGAAAAGATGCACGTGATTATCGATTTGGCGAAGATCCATTGGGTACATTAGAAAACAATAGACGTAGTGATTTGTCTGTGACGCACAAGTATAAAAACAAGTCTCCGCTATCACTAGAATCTATTAAAGGATTGACCGATGTACTAAAAACTTTAGATCAAGAAAAAGAAATATTACGAGAGGGAAGTAAAAAATCTTTTATGGATGAACAAAATATAAAAGAATAGTATAATTCCTACATATTTAACCACATTGATTATATTTATAAATAATAATAAATAATATGCACAAGAAAGCAAAACATTCGAAATTCAAGAATGCTGGAATATTGTTTGAACTACTCACTAGACAAATAACAGCCGACATTCTAGCGGGGAGAGATGAATCATTTACCAAAAATCTGATGTTCAAGTATTTTCACGAAAGTAAAGAACTAGGAAAAGAAGTGCAACTTTACAATTTCATTCTCCAACAAAAAAGCAAAGATGCTTCTTCCGCTGAACGTCTTTTGAATGTTGTTTTGCAAACACGTTCCAAACTAGATGAACGTGAATTGAATAAACAAAAGTACAACATAATTAAAGAAATAAAAGAGAAGTATAATATAGACGAATTTTTGAAAAATAAAATTCCAAATTATAAGTTATACGCCTCTATATACAAATTATTTGAAGATCAAGATAAAAGTGAAGTCAAGTTTGATGTATCTGAATTGTTAGAATCAAGAGAATATATTGTTGAGAGTTTAACAAAAGAAAAGAAGTCAGAACAAGAAATGATGGATGTTTATGGAAATCAAAGTGCCGAAGTTAGATTGTTGGCCTATAAATTCTTGATTGAAAACTTCAATACCAAATACAACAATCTTTTGCCAGATCAAAAGAAACTTCTAAAAGAATATATTACTAATGTTTCCAACTCCAGTAAATTTACAAAATACGTCAACGAAGAGTACAAGAGAATAAGTGGAGTATTAAAAGATCAAGTGAAGAATGTTACCTCCGAAGTGGTAAAAATTAAAATAAATGAAGTTATTAGTCAGTTTTCAACAAAATCTTGTGTTGGCGTAATTAAAGAAAATCAATTGACTTCATTGTTAAATGCATACGAATTGATAGAAGAAATTAAAAAGATCGATGTCAAAAATGAAGCAAAATCTTAAACAAAAGATTAAAAAGATTTTAACCAACCTAAAGGTTAAAAATGAAGCTAGTACAACAGGTACCGCACCTGTTGCTTCTGGTCCAGTTGCTGTTGGTGGTGACGCTGCAAGAACTCCATTTGCTTTTTCCAAAAGAGGAGCAAGACCAGATACATACACACAATTGGGATATAAATTAGCTAAGCCAATTAAAAGAAGTCCTAATTATAAGTTGGAAAATCAAATGTATAGTGAACCAGCATATAGTACTCCTGCTCAATCAATTGAATTGGGAGATACATATACAGATAAAAATGGATTGGTTCAACATAATGATCCAAATTTAGATCCAAATTTGATTGGTTATAAACAAGGAAGTTTACCATTTACTGAAGGTTTTAATGGTTTAAAATATGAACAAGAAGGTCAGAAAGCTTCTGTTCCACAACCGCCACCTGCTCAACCTCCAACTCAACAACCAAAGCAGGCCGAACCTTCACCATCTGTAGATTTAAAAACATATGATGTATTGCCTGATTTTACAGCATTTGATACCAAGTTAAAAGGTTCAACTGAGGCATTAAAGAACAATCTACAAAAAACAATCCAAGACAAAATTTTAGGTAAGAAAATCGTAGTTAGAGCCAGTAAAGGATATAAACAACCTGAGACAGATTATACTATAAATGTAACTGGTGTTGCTATTGATTATTACTACGACAGATACGTTATTATAATAATTGGCCGTGAAGAAAATAAACAAAAAGTAGCTAAATTTTTCATCAAGCCAGGATTTAAACTTAAAATTTTAGGTAATGCTGATAATTTGAAACCAAAAGATCAATATCAAGTTGCTAAATCAAAAGCATTGGTTGACCCTCAAAGTCAACAAAATGTTGTTCCACAAAATACAATAACCGCAGATAAGCAAGACGCAACTGTTGCAAATCAACCAGATCAATCAAAACAACCAGGAACAACACAACCTAAAGCTTAACATATATATGAAACAAGTATTGA